CTATGCGGCCCTTCGCCGGTACTGGTTCAGGATCGCCAGTTCGGGCAGGGTCCAGCCGTTGAAGGTTCCGTAGGAGACCGAGAAGGTGCCGGCGGTCTGGGTCTTGGTGCCTTCGGGGTTAGCCATGAGGCGCGCTGTGCTGGACACAATGACGGCGGTTAGCGCGTCGTTGGCGTCGCCTGTCTCGTCGAAGCCTTGACCACGGGTGTAGGCGCGGACCATCTGCTCCACGATCGCGATGGTGGCTTCGGCTTTGGCGGTCCAGCCGGCCGATGAGACGTCACCGCCGGTGAAGGCGGCGACGTCCCAAGCGGTGGCGCTCATCAGATCGTGATACCGGACAGGGTCACGACCGCGGCCGGGTTCATCGGTGCGGCGTCGTAGCGGGCCACGACTCGGATCGCTTGCTGGTCGTAGTCGGCGTAACGCTCGGTGAGCACCTTGACCGAGGGGGCGAGGTCGCGGGCAACGGCGATCTGGGAGAAGTCCACCAGGGCGGCCCGTGCGGTCGGGCCTCCGCCCGTGGTGTCCGGGATCCGGTTGGTGACCGTGACCGGGGCACCGAACAGGCGGAACACGCCGTCCTGGGTCGGGTCCGGGGTCAACTGGTAACGGTTCTGGCCGTCCTTGAGCTTGCGCAGCTTGACGAACTCCCGCGGCTTCATCAGCCAGCGCAGCGAGGACATGTTCACGTTGCCGGACAGGGCCAGGCCCCAGGCGTCGATCAGGGCGTCCAGGGTCAGTGCGCCGGCTACGGCGACGTTCTGCGTACCGGCCCAGGCGAACAGGCCTTTCGGTGTGGTGGTGCCGTCACCGGAGGCCGACAGGAACTGGACGTCGAGCTTGTTGGCGACGTCGGTCACGAGGCGGTCCCGCAAGGTGGCGTCCAGGGCAACGATGGACTGGCGGGCCAGTTCGTTGCTGTAGCGGGTGATGACCTTGACCGACTTCATCGTCGAGGGCAGGAGGGTGATCTCGTCGAAGTCAGCGTCGACTTCGGTGATCGCTTCGTTCTCGCCAATCCAGTCGGGACTGGTGGCTGCGCCCAGCTTGGGGATGCGGACCTGTGAGCCGTTGGTGTCGAAGATCCTCGGGCCGGAGGCCAGGAACACGCTGGCGTCGGTGAGCGGCTGGACGAGGATGGACTGGACTTGCTCGGCGGTCAGTTCGGCCGCGGTGGTGGTGCTGTTGACCATGATGGACTCCTTTGACGTGGAATGAGATTCACGCCGGGAGCCAGTCCCGCAAACGTTGACGGCACGGCCACCAGGACCGTGCCGTCAGTATACCCCAAGGGGGTATCAAATAACCTCTAGGCCGTGCGTCTCGTAGGCGCTCTTGGCTGGCTTCGTCTGGCTGGTAACGAAGTCCTGTATGCGGTCAGACCATGACCAGGAGTAGTCCTCCTGGCCTTCCCACTTGGTGGCGACCGGACCGATGGGGCACTGAGATTCGATCAGCAGCGAGACCACTTCCGGAGACAGGTTGTCGTCGTCGACGGCCGCGCCGAGTGTGCCTCGGGAAGCTGGGGACAGGCGATCCCACCAGGCGTCTACCTTCTGCTGGATCCACTGTTCGAAGTCGCGGTTTGCCATGGTGACGGGTTCCTTTCTAGCGGGCGTTGGCGCGGAGGATCCCGGCCAAGCTGGGACCAGTCTGGTCCAGGGCTCCGACACCTTGACCGATGTTTCCCACAGGTCGCCGGGAGGCAAGGTGTGGCTTGCGGGTCAGGAGGTCCTCGATCGCGGCGTCGAGGTTGGCGGGGTCGGTCAGGTGGTCCTCGTCGAAGGGTAAGTCGGTCGGGTCGGCCAGGCGTCCGGTGCTGGCGACCAGGGCGACGTGTAGCCGGCCGGCGAGGTCGTCGCGGTCCTTTGCTTTGGCCCGGGCGTCGCCAGCTTCCTTGCGTAGCTTCTCGACGTAGGAGCGGGGGAACGTGTCCGGTTCGTCCTCGGTCGTGGTGTCCTGGGTGTCCGGTTCGGTTGTGGCCGTGTCGGTTTCGACGTCGACGGCGGGTTCCTGGACGTCGGGGTCGGGGGTCTGGGTGGTGTCGTCGGTCATTGTTCGTTCCTTTCGGTGACGGGCACCGGGGTGCAGGTGCATCCGGTGTGGTGGTACATCTCGACGTCGTCGGGCAGCACGGTCCCGGCGAGGTCTTGACAGATCTGGCATGCGCCGGGGCTGACGTCCCGCGTCCAGCCGGTGACCTCGGGTGATTTGGCGATGCCCTCGGAGTAGGCGGTCGCGGCGGCTTCGAGGGGTTCGCTGCGTCCCAGGCGGGCCACGCGCTCGGTGGTGGTGTCCTCGGAGGTCAGGAGTGTGGTGGCGGCTTTGTAGAGCCGTTCTGTGTCGCTGGCGGCCGGCAGCAGCCCGAGGGGTGCCACGGCGCGGCGTAGTTGCAGGGTCAGGGTCGCGGCGAGGGACACGTCGGCCAGGGCGACCGCGGATCCGTTGGCGTTGGCGATGGTCCCGGCGATCAGTGAGGCGGTCTCGTCGTCGTCGAGGTCTCCCTCGGTGTAGCTGTCGTAGATCGCGGTGACGTTGGCGGCGGTGTCGTCGCCGATGCGTCGCAGTAGGTCCCGGTAGGTCATGAGGCCACGGCTTTGAGGTCGACGCCGGCGCTGTCGAGGGCTTCGGCGCGGCGTGCGCTACGGATGCTGGCGATCTCGTCGTCGGAGTAGCCAAGTTTGGCCAGGGCGGTCGAGGCTGGCAGGAGGCCCGCGGAGAACAGTTTGACCACGGCGTCGGCTTCCTGTGCCACGGACCGGGTCGAGGGGTCGGCCCATTGGCAGGACACGGCCACGGCGGCCGGATCGGTGCCGGTCGAGGCGGCGACCACGAGGCGGCCCACGGCTTCCCAGGACCGTCCGAAGGTGGCCTGTCGGGCTTCGGCGCGGGCGGCCAGCGATGCCTCGGCGGCGCGTAGCGCGTCGGCGGATGAGGGGTTGGCGCTGGTGATGCCGATGAAGTGTGCCGGTAGGGCTGACACGGCCATGATCTGTCCGAGTAGGACCCGGACGGCGGCTTCGTAGCTGGCGAGGTCGGCGGCGTCGAGTTGCCCGAACTTGGTGTCGGGGGATTCGGAGACCATCATCCGCATGGCGTCCGGGATCGGGTTCTGGACTTGCCCGTCGTCGGTTTCGATGAGCTCGAGACCGGTGGCCCAGCGGCGGGGGCGGGCGAAGTATTCGGAGGTGACCAGCAGGTCGGCTAGGGCCTTGTTGAGGCCGTCGACCAGGGGGATGAGGTCGTCCAGTTCGGATGCGCCGTCTAGGTCGAGGATCCGGTCGGTGTTGACGATCGGGACCATGGGCACCACACCGAACGGGTTGCGGATGGTGCCGGTAGCGGTCCAGGACGTCGCGGGCAGCGCGGCCGGGTCGGCGACGTTGGCGTCGGAGACGTACCGGGTGATCTGGTCGGGTTCGTACAGGACGGCGTACCCCTTCCGGGCGGCCGGGTCGACCCAACGCTTGAACGCGGCGACGACGGCGCGGGTGGCGGGGTCGGTGATGGTGGTGACCTGCCGCGCCGATTCGATGCTGACGCGGGGTCGCCCGTCGGGGTCGGCCCAGACCAGGGCGTAGGAGCGTCCCAGGGTCAGGGCTTCTCGGTGCGCGACGGGGGCAAGCTGGTCCAGGTCGTTGCGCAGCCATGCGGCCCACAGGGCGGGGTCGGGTTGCCCGTCGCGGGTGAAGCCGGTGACGCGCAGCCGTTCGGCCAGGGAGGTCACGGCCAGGCGGGGGATGTTGCTGGACATGCGCCCGAAGCGGTCACCGAGGGCCTCCCGGGCGTCGGGTGCCAGGAACGCAAGCGGCTGGTTGCCGTCGTAGTAGGCGTCCAGTAGCCCGATGCGGGCTTGTGCGTTGTCCAGGCGGTCGGACAGGGCTTTGATCAGGTCAGTGGTGGTCATGTGGTTCTCTCTCATCTCTTGAATGCCGCGACACGGCGGCGGGTGGGTTTACGGGCGCGCCACACGGCGCGGGAGTGGGCCATGAGTGCGGCCGCAGCGCAGTCGATCTTGCGGGCGTTGCGGGATCGGCTGGCCTTGTCGATCCGGACCCCTCGGGAGTCCTCGCGCAGTACGGCGGCCGCGATGTGTGCGGCCAGGACCGGGTTACCGGAGTGGGTGAGTTTGCCGGCGACCGCGGCGGCGTAGAAGTCTCCGGTTGCGGCGGTCACGCGCGGCGGCGACCAGGGGAACTCCACGACCGGGATCCGCTCCGATTCCAGGATCTGCAAGGACCGGGCGAAGCGGAACGGGTCGGCCACGACCTCGACGACGTCAAACCGGCGACAGGCCAGGCGGATCTCGTCCTCTACCTCGACGATCGGCACCCGCCAGGACTCGTCGGCCGTTTTCTCCCAGACCCGCAGGACGTCGAAGTGAGGTTCGGTGGACACGGTCGCAGCGACCAGGGCGGTCGAGTCGTCGGAGAAGGACCCGTCGAGGGCGACCACGACCGAGGCACCCTCGGGGATCGGCTCACCCGTGCTGGCGGCGTCCCAGCAGCCAGGAGGCAGGAACGTCCCGGAGTCCTCTGGTGGCAGTTGGCACAGGCGGGCGCGTCGGAACGTTGCTTCGCGGGTCTTGGGTGGCAGTAACGCGGTCATGGCGTCGCGGTGCAGGAAGTCGCCCAGGGCCGGGTTGCTGATCGTCCAGCAGTGCTCACAGTCGACCGGGTGGTCCTCGAAGCCGGCCGCGGACCATTCCCGCCAGCGCAGCGATTCATCCTCGGGGTGGGCGGCGGCGTAGTCGCGCAGCGACAACAGGACCTGATCGGCAAGGTTCGGGCCAGGGGTGCCGATCGCGACCAGGACGGACCGTTCCCGTTTGCCCTGTGCCAGTTGCACGACCTCGAACAGGTCCCGGTTGACGACGCCGGCTTCGTCGACGATCGCAAGGACGTAGTCCAGACCCTCGGCGGAGGCCGGCGAAGCGGGCATGACCTGGAAGCTGGAATCGGTGGTCGGCAGGTAGAGCCGGTCCCTGAATACCTGGGTGCGTTCGGTCAGGTCCTCGGACAGTTCGACCATGCGCCGGGCAGCGGAGAACGCGAGACCGGCCTGTCGTTCGTCGACGGCGAACACGACGACGTTGGCACCATCTCCCCAGCAGTAGAACGCATAGAGGGCGATCGCGGCATTCAGCGTGGTCTTGCCGGATCCTCTGGGAAGCATCAGGCCCACGGTGCGGGCACCGGAGTCTAGGACGTCGCGGGCAATGTCCATCTGCCAGTCGCGCAGCCGCAGCTTGCCCCGTGCATCAGTGCCTTTGGGGATCCGCAGGAACTTCTCGGCGAACGCGGCGAAGCGTTCGGACTCCACGGTCGAGCGAGGACGGAACGGCAGCGGATCGGGATTGACCGCGGCTTTTGGGCCGGCCTTCATGCGAGGCTTCCCATATGTGGGTACTTGTCACGTACGGATCTCTGATGATCGCGATCGGAAGCACCATCCAAGCGACTCGATGGGCGGTAGTGAGTGTGCGGCAGGGAGGCAAGGCCGTCTTCCTTGATTGCTTCGGGTGGGGATGGGTTGCCGGTGGATCCTGGCTGGTTTTCGCCGGCTCGCTGCTGGGTGAGTAACGGTGCTCGCGCCTGTCGGCGGACTCTTGTTGTCCCGGTTGGGGGGTGTGTCCCCAGGGTTCGGGCTGGTCCTCGTTTGGCGTTGCAAGATCGGCAGACGACGTCGACGTCGACGAGGCGGATCGGGAGGCCGGCGTCTCGTCGTTGCCAGGCTTCGGGGGAGTGGTCGACGGTCAGGTCGTCGGTGGCTCCGCAGTCGGTGCAGAACGGTTGTAGTCGGCGCGCTCGTTTGGATAGCCGGATCCATGCGCCGTCGTATCCCATGCGCCACGACGAGGGTTTCGGGGTGCTGGGTGGGCGGCACTGGTCGCAGCGGGTCGCGTCGCTGGGTTCACCACAGGAGATGCAGGGTTTCACTCGGGGTTCCCCTCTTGGAGTGCGAAGCGGGCAGCAAGGTCGCGCAGGACCTCGATGCCCGTGGGCGTGGCGAGAGCGGGTTGTGCGTGGATTGCTAGTTCGCACATGCCGATCAGGATCGCGCCGGCCTCGTCGCTGGGTACGCCGGTCACGATGGCTTGCATTCCTTCGAGGTCGTCGGCCAGGTAGTGCAGCATCAGGGCGGTGGCGCGTCGTCGTGCGGTGATCGATCGTTGAAGTGGGGTGTCGGTCATGCTGACCTCCTTGTGCCGCCGGATAGGAAGATCGGGAGGCAGTGTTCGCAGCGGGCCTTGCCCGCTTGCACGTCGGTGGATCCGCAGTCGGCACAGGACCGGTTGCTCGTCGGGTTCACGACGGGCACATCTTGGGCGACGAATGATGATGCGAAGAAGGGATCATCACGAAGATCCTCGGGCCAGGCTTCGGCTGGGTTTTGCTTGTCGTGATCATTGGTTTTCAGACCGCCTTCCCTTCCTTGCCAGTCCTGTCCTGGCCTGTCCCTTTCGGTTTCGGTTTCGCTTACCGAATCGCTAACCGATTGGGTTTTCTCGTCGAGGTCTTGGGCCTGCTCTCGTCGCGGGCGGCCACCCTTCTTGCCGTTCGCCTCGTTTGCGGCCTGCTGCTTGAGGACGTCCTTCTTCAGACGCTGGTAGCGGGCGTGATGACGAATCAGCCAGGCGTCTCCCTCGTCCTGCCACCAGCCGACGTCCGCCAGTTCGGTCACCATCTCGGGGTGGCTCGCGAACCGGCGGACGTCGTCCTTGGGGATGCGGCAGTCCAGGAGCTTGCGGTTACTCCAGACGAGGCCCTCGACGTGTAGTCGGAAGGCCGCGTCGGTGAGTGTCCAGCAGTCGTCGGAGAAGTCGTCCGACAGTTTGCTCCAGGTCATCGCGTCGCGGATTTCTTCCGCCGGCCTCGTGGGCGGATAGAGTCTGAGGCGGCACCCTCTCCCAAGTTGGTCGCCAACTGGCCGCCGTCGAGTTGCTGCTCGGCGGCGGCTACTTCATTGCGGAGGATCTCGTCGAGGACGTCGGCAGCGCGCAACAGGTCGCGGGCCAGGGCTCGGGCTTCGTCGGGCGCGAAGTCGTCGCCGATGTTCGCACCGATGACGGGGGCGAAGGTGCCGTCGGATCGCTGGCACGCGCCAACTTCGATCGTCCAGAACGGGTCGTCGTGGATGATCTGGCGGTGGTAGACGTCGTCGTCGGGGTGCGTCGGTTCCGGGTCTTGGGTGTGGTCCCAGGTGCACCAGGGCGGGCATGGTGCGGGTTTAGTAGTGCTCATCGTGCGTTCCTTTCCTGTAGACCGGCGACGTGGATCCGCCGGGTGGTGCTTGGTTGGTCGTCGGGTTGGTCACCCGGCGAGGTCGTCCTCGTCGAACTGCGCGTCGAGCCAGGCCTCGACCTCGCTGCGGCGGTACGTAATCCGGCCGCCGATGAGGGCGGATCGCGGGCCGGTTCGGTTGTGCCGCATCCAGCGAAGCTGCGACTGGGACTTGCGCAGCCAGGCTGCGACTTCCTCCAGCGTCATCAAGTCGTTTTTCGTGGTGGTGGTCATGGGTGCGGCCCTTTCTAGTGCGCGCCAACACGGAATGTGTTGGCTCTATGCAAGGAGGATTACACGCGCTACCGGTGACTGTCAACACCATCCGTGTTAGGTTCATTCAGTGACCGACGAGACCCGCGACTTCGACGATCTGCACTTTGAGGCTGGCAGCCGCGATATGAACACGATCTCGGCTGGGGTGAAGCATGCGCGACAGGAGAAGCGCTGGTCGCAGGAGCGGCTCGCCAAGGAGATGGCGAACGCCGGCTTTGGTCACTGGCGACAGACGACGGTGTCGCGGGTCGAGAACGGAACTCAGGGACTTTCGATGGGCGAAGTCGGCGCGCTCGACGACTTGCTCGGCACGAGCTTGTGGGCGGCAACGCAGTCTTACGCCAATCTGCGGGAGACGGCACGTCAAGCCGGACGCCGGGTTACGGCTGTCCATCTTCGACGAGCTGAGGAGCTGTTGGAGGCGGCCATGCAGGAGATCCAGCAGCTCCGAAACTTCTATGAGCGACCACAGGAAGGCAGCGCCGAAAAGATCGACTTCAGGCAGCCGCCGGCGAACCGTTCGGGCAGGGGCTCCGACATTTTCGAGGACATAGACCATGCCGAGTAGCTCAATCGCGAAGCGTCCCAACGGAAAGTGGCGGGCGCGGTACCGGGACGATGCGGGCAAGGAACACGCTCGGCACTTCGGTCGGCAGGTCGACGCGAAGCGGTGGCTCGATGAGGTCACCGCGGCCCGACTCACGGGTCAGTACGTGGATCCGCGGGCGGGGGAGATCACGTTCCGGGAGTACGCGGAGACGTGGCGCAAGATCCAGACTCACAAGCCGTCGACGGCTGAAATCGTCGAGCGACACCTTCGGTTGCACGTGTACCCGGTGATCGGGTCGCTGCCGTTGCGGGCGATCATGCCGTCGCATCTTCAAGCGATGGTGTCGGGCTGGTCTGTCACTCCGGCCACAGGTCAGGTGATCTGGCGGTTCGTGGGAACGATCTTCAAGTCGGCGGTGCGCGACCGCAAGATCGCGGTGTCACCGTGCGTCGGAGTGAAGCCACGACCGGTTCCGGCGCGACAGATCGAGGTGATTAGCACCGAACTGGTGCTGGCGATCACGGACGCGATGCCGGAGCGATACCGGGCCATGGTGACATTGTCGGCCGGGACTGGGATGCGGCAGGGGGAGGTTTTCGGCCTGACGCGGGACCGGATCCGGTTGGAGCAGAAGGAAGTTCGCGTCGACCAGCAGATCCGGCGACTGGCGGGGGAGAAGCCGATTCTCGCGCCAACCAAGACGGAGTCGTCGGATCGCACGATCCCGCTTCCGAAGGTGGTGTCGTCGGCGCTGGCCGCTCACTTGTTGCAGTTCCCTTCGGATCATCCCGACGGCCTGGTATTCACGAACGTGGCCGGTGGCGCCTTATATCGGTCGGGGTTCAATCAGGTGTGGCAGCGGGCCGTTAGGAAGGCCGGCGGCGACCGGGTTGGATTCCACGCGCTCAGGCACTTCTATGCCAGCTTGCTGATCAGTCACGGCGAGAGTGTGACCGTCGTCCAGGACCGGCTCGGGCACAAGTCCGCGGAGGAGACGTTGCGGACGTACTCGCATCTCTGGCCGGACTCGGGGGAGCGGACCAGGGCCGCGGTTGACGATGTTCTCGGTTCTCGTGCGGACTCCCTGCGGACCGCGGACTCAATAGAAGGTCTATAG